TCTTTCTCCGTATCCGTTGGGGATCAGCCAGGACTGGCGGGAACCAGCCAGGTGGTGAAGGGATCGACTGCGATTGGTCGTGACCAGCCTCGATTGGAAACTGCTGGTGTTGGGGGGCAGACGTGGGGGCCGCTTGTGGCCGGGTGGGCGAAAGCACATATGGGTGTTGACCTGATGGGCTGGCAGGTTCACGCACTCGAGGGCATGCTGATGTTGGATCCTGAGGGTGAACTGCACTTCCGTGAAGGTCTGGTGTCCACAGCCCGGCAGAACGGTAAGTCTGTACTTTTGCAAGCGGTAGTCGGCTGGTTCCTGACGGACGGTGCACGGCTTCGCGGCCGACCCCAAGCAGTGTTGTCGGTGGCAAACCGGTTGGATCGCGCCGAAGCAATCCACACGGCTGTGGCCCCGATCCTCGAGGCCCAGTATGGGGCGAAGGTCACCAACGCTGTCGGCCGTAAAGCGGTGCTGATGCCGGACGGCTCCAAATGGGAGGTGCGCGCGGCGACACCCAACTTGCACGGCGGATCGTATGACCTGATCGTCGTCGACGAACTGTTTGATATCGGGTCGAACTGCATTGATGACGCGCTACGCCCATCCATGATCGCCCGTCCTAACCCGCTGTTGGCGTGTTTCTCCACAGCCGGGGACGAAGGATCCACGGTGATGATCCAGATGCGGGAGATGGCGGTGGCGGAGATCGACGCCGGCCATTGTGGCGACACCTACTTCGCCGAATGGTCGATGCCACCGGGCGTCAACCCTGCCGACGAACAGTGGTGGGGGTGGGCCAACCCGGCGTTAGGTACAACTGTCACTGTCAAAGCGTTGCGGGCCGCCTCCAAAAAGGAGTCGTTTCTGCGCGCCCACCTGAACCTGTGGGTGTCTGCCCGTGGCGCCTGGTTGGATCCCGGCCAGTGGGCCGACCTTGAGACCGACACGCCGATGCCTGCAGGCGGGATCTTGGCGGTGGACTCAAGTGTGGACGAGTCCCGGTATGTGGGTGTCCGGTCGGTGGTGGCGGACAACAAAGCGCACGTGTGCGTCGAGTTTGTCGCCAATTCGGAGGACCAAATGTGGGACGAGATCGCCCATGTCATGGCCGACCAGACCGTGCAACTCGCGTTGACACCAACGCTCGAGATCCACTGTCCGCCCAACCTGACCCGTCGCACCACACTCGTCGGCTACGGCGAACTACTAAAGTTCTCCAGCCTCGTCCGCTCCATGCTGATTGAGGGGAAGGTCACACAGCGCGGCCAGCGCACCCTCACCGAACATGTCTGCCGTGCCGTCCTCGCCAAGACCGCCCAGGGCACCGTGCTGTCATCCCAGAAATCACCCGGCCCGATCGAACTGGCGAGGTGCATGGTGTGGGCCATCGCCCTGTCGTCAAGGCCCGCAGTTCGCATGAAACCCACACTTGCGGTATCCGGGTAGGGCTAACGTGTGGTCTGGCGTCCGTCCCGTGTCGGGCGGGGCGGCCGCCACCTATCGCGAGGTAACCCATGGGAATCTTCAATCGAGGTGTCAGCAAAGCGGCCGTCAGCCCGGCCCCGGAGCCGTCCGTCAAAGCCGCCGCCGCAGGCTCCGGCTACGGCACCTATGGCGGATACACCAGCCAGGCGAACGGCATCAACTTTGTGGGCGCCTACTACACCTACTACGAAGGCGAAGCCCGCAACCGTGCCATGTCCGTCCCGACGATCAGCCGGGCCCGCGACCTGCTCGCCTCCGTCATCGGCTCAACGAAACTGTGCATGTACACGGAACGGTGGAACGACACCGACATGGAAATGGAAGAAGTCGACCTGGCGCCCCGCGCCTGGCTACGTCAACCCGACCCGTCCGTGCCGTACTCCACCCTCATGTCGTGGACATTGGACGACCTGTTCTTCTTCGGCCGCGCTTTCTGGTACATCACGTCCCGCACCGCTGACGGCTTCCCCGCATCGTTCACACGGCTACCGGCCGGTACCGTCACCACCGAAGACCAGGCTGGGCCCGTCTGGTTCGCTCCCTCCAGCGAAGTGTATTTCCAGGGTGGCATGATCCCGCCCGAGGATCTGGTGCAGTTCATCAGCCCGGTGCAAGGCGTCATCTACATGTCCGAACAAGCGGTGGCGACTGCGCTACGCCTCGAGGAAGCCCGCTACCGCAACGCCCAATCCGCCATGCCGTCCGGCGTCCTGAAGCAGACCGGTGGCGAACCGTTGTCCGCACAGGAACTGGCCGACCTCGCCGCCGCATTCAACGCCGCCCGCATGTCCAACCAGACGGCCGCCCTCAACGAATTCTTGGACTACACCGAAACCAAAGCACTGCCCGACAACATGCTGATGGTCGAGTCTGCCGAATTCCAAGCCAAGGAACTGTGCCGCCTCACCAACATTCCGTTTTACCTTGCTGGCGTCAACATCGGCAGTTACCAGTACACGACCAGCCGTGGCGCACGTGAAGACCTGTACCTGTTCGGCGCCCGCCAATACCTCGACTGCGTGTCGCAGACACTCAGCATGAACAACGTGCTACCGCGCGGCACCTACGTCAAATTTGACATCGACGACTACCTGCAAGGCGTCGTCGAAGACGCCATGGAAGACATGCCCGAAACCACACAGACCCCCGACACCGCACCCTTGGAGGACTGATGCACATTCAACTATCCGCAGGCTTCGCACTTGACGTGCAAGCCGAAGCCGGGGAAACGTCCGGCCGACGTGAGATCTCCGGTCTGGCCGCGCCCTATCAGGTGTCCGCCACCGTGTCCGGAGGCGAGTCCGTCATGTTCGCCCCCGGCTCGTTGCCGGTCGACGGCAAAGCCCCGAAACTGTTCATGTACCACGACGCCTCCCAGCCGGTTGGCCTGGTCACGGAACGACGCGAAGCCGCCGATGGTTCCGGCATGTTGTTCACTGCCAAGATTGCGGCCACAGCGGCCGGCGACGAAGCACTGCAACTCGCCAAAGAAGGCGTGTTGGACAGCGTGTCCGTGGGTGTGGACGTGATCGACTCGTACCAGATGGAGGACGGCACCACCGTCATCACCCTGGCTGAATGGCGGGAATTGTCATTGGTCCCCATTCCGGCCTTCGCCAGTGCTACCATCACCGATGTGGCCGCCTCGGCGGACATGACTCCCGACACCGAAAACGATCAAATCCTCAGCAAGGAGAACGAAGTGTCCGAAGTCGAAGCCGCCGCCCCCGAGGCCGCACCCACCGCCCCCGTCATCTTCGCCCAGCCCAAGAAGGCTCCCCGCCTCCCCTCGGCCGGCGAGTGGATGGCCGCCTACCACATCGGAGGCGACACCTTCTCCAAGGTCAACAGCCAGGTGATCGACTGGAAGAAGGAGAACCAGTCGACCTTCGAGGCGGCCGCCGGTGACGTGGCCACCACCAACACGCCCGGTCTGTTGCCGGTTCCGGTGTTGGGCCCGTTGGTGCAGGACATCAACTTCGTGCGTCCGGTCGTGAACCGTCTCGGCGCCCGCGCCTACCCGGACGGCGGCGCGCAGAAGACGTTCGTGCGTCCCACCATCACCACGCACACGTCGGCCGGAGTCCAGTCCGCCGAATTCGATGCCGTGTCGGCCACCACGATGGTGATCGCCGCCAACACCATCAGCAAGTCGACCGTGGCGGGGCAGGTCACCCTGTCCGCCCAGGACATGGACTTCACGTCGCCCGCCGCCATGCAGTTGATCCTCAACGACCTGATGGGCGAATACATGTTGGCCACCGACAACATCGCCTGTGACAACCTGCTGGCCGCCGCCACCTCAAGCGGCGTTTGGGACGGCACCGTGACCGACCTCATGAAGTCGATCTACGACGCCGCGGTAGACGTGTCCAACAACCGCAACTTCTTCCCGGACACCATCTTCGTGTCGCCGGACGTGTGGGGCCAGATGGGCCAGTTGGTCGACGGTTCCAACCGTCCCGTCTTCCCGTACGTTGGTTCGCCCGGCTTGCAGGGCTTCAACGCCTTGGGCGGCGGCAACGCCACCACCTGGACGGGATCCAACCCGCTCGGCCTCGAGATCGTCGTGGACAGCAACTTCGCTGCCAAGACCATGATCATCACGAACAGCCAGAAGGCCTACGAATTCTACGAGCAGATCCGCGGCCTCATGTCCGTGGAAGTGCCGTCGACGCTCGGACGCACCTTCTCGTTCTACGGCTACGTCAGCACCTTCGCTGCCGTGTCCGGCATGATCCGCAAGATCACCCAGGCCTGATCGGAGGGGCCGCCCGATGGCGACCTACACAGTTCAGTACGGCATCATCATTCCCGGCTACGTCACCGCCACTACGCTGACCCCCAACGAAATCGTGGTGGGCGGATCGGTGACCGTCGCAGGTGCGGGAGCGGCATACAACGGGACGCACACCGTCTATGCCCTCCCGCAATACCTGCCGATCAACACCAACACTGACG